GAAACCTTGTACGATTTCAGATCAATACCGACGTTATACGGGTACGATTCGCCGTCGGCAAAGGACGCCAAGTAGGCGCCGAGATTGGCGTCGGACGAATCGACGGTATAGCTTTGTTGCGCTTGGGCCAGGCCGAAACCGTCTACGTTAATCGTACCGGTCGGGAGGGCCTGGGCGTTGACGAGATCGTTACCGTAATCTTTCCGGGTCGGTGAGGGGGTAGGCATATTATTTGGCGACGTTGGGCGGGTTGGGATCGGGTTGGCCGGTTTCCGCGGCGAGCTTGCCGGTATTGGCCGCGGTTTCCTGCATTGCGGTTAGCATACTGGCCTGGATTGTTCCGGATAGCACCGAGGAAATGTCCCCGCCCCCGATTGCCTGGAGGGAGGAGGAGGTTAGTAATTCCTTAACCAAGGGGATTTCGAGGCCCGCCTTTTTCTCCTTTGGCGCGGACTCCAGCTGCTTAACGTAAAGATTGAGGGATTTTCCAAGCTCCTCCATATATTTAACGATCTGGTCCTGCTGGCCCGCCCAAGACCCCTTATTACTGGCGATTGCTGCCGCCTCTTTAATGCCAGGTAAAAAACCCTGCATTTGGCTAACAATAATACCGGCGTCCGATTTTGCCTGTTGGGCAATCGTACCCCCGCCGGAGGTTTTATCCGTCCGGAATCCAAAAAAGTTAGTTTCAAACGCCCGATCCCTGGCGCGGGTAATTTCCGAAACGGCCTGTTGCCGCGTAAGGTAATTGGCGTACCCCTCCAAAGGACCCTGTTGAAACGTCTCTTTAAGTAGACGTTGCATATGTTCAATTTTTGCCTGGGTTTCCGACAGTCGGGTAATGGATTCCCGCGACATTGTCGCCATTGATTTTGTAAACGCCTCCAGGGATTCTCGGCCATTCTTAAAGATTGCCGAAAGCTCCTTACCGCGGATACCGAAAAGGTTCATCGCACGTTCACCGACCAGGCCCTCGTAACCGGTTTTATCGTATGCGTCGGCCAAGCGCCCGAGGACCTCAATCGACGAGATATTGCCGGAATTGATCTCCTTTTGAGTAAACCCGAATTGCTTTAAAATCGAAATATACGTTTGGTTACCCTTGGCTGCCTCCGACCGGACCTTATTAAAGTAATTGGTCGTCCTGGCAACGGTTTCCATAGATACCCCAACCTCCTTGCCATACTTGGCAAGCTGCTGAAATTGGGCGTCCCCCGATCCCCCGAACCGTTTAAGGGCCAAATCCATTTCGCGGAAATATTGGAGGGTTTCGGCGGCCCCCTTTACGAAATTGGAAAAAATATTGGAAAGCGCCAGGGACGAGATTATCGACGCCGCAATACTTTTTTGAAAATCCCCAAACCAGGCCGAAAGGGAGGCCCCGGCGCGGTTGGTTGCCTCGGACGCCCCCTTGGCAACGTCGGTGAAATCCCCGCCAAATTTAACTTTTACGTCGTCGGCCATAGATTAATTTTTGCGATCTCCTGGGGTTTTGGCGGCCAGCTTGGCGGCCTCCTCGGCCTTGTATCGCTCCATTGCGGACCATTCGACGTCGGATACGACCTCGACCTTTGCGCCCGCGGAGATTGTGTTGGCAACGTGCAGCCAAATGGCCTCGGCCTCCGGCATCGTCCACGCCTCGGTTAAGGTACAACCGTTCCTCGTAAGGGAGGCGACAATCGCCAAGGGCCAGGGGACGCCTCCAGATCGGCCCTCGCTATCCTCCTTGGACCAGAAACGCGGCCAAAGGGATTGCGCCTCCAGGTATGCCAGCAGCTTGGCGGCCTCTTGTGAAAGGATAGCGTTACTAAACGTCATACGGCCAATCCACCAGGATTCGCGGAGGGTATGGGGGCGCCGGATATGCTCCAGGTCGTACGTTGAGAGGATACGGACCGCGGCAATCATATGTTTTGCGGTAAGGGCCTTGGTCGTATCCAAGATCGGGCTATCGATTGCCTCCAAGGCGACCCGGTGCCGGAGGCAGAAAGGCAAAAGACGAACCCCGCAAACCAGGATTTCGGGGCGCAGGATTGTCGCGGCCTGGGTCCAACGGGAGGCCACGGGCGTAAGGTTACGCGGGTTAGGCGATCTCCTGGTATTTAACCAGCTTCATCGTTACCTTGCGAAAGGCGTTGTTAGCGCCGTCGTTAGTAACGCCTTTAATGATATAAAGGACACCGTCGTAAGTAAATTGCATACCGGCCTCGGGGATCGATCCGCCGGTCTTAAGGACGCCGGACATCGTGGTTTCCAGGCGCTGGTCGTCCAGGCGGTCGGTAATAACGCGGCCCGTTTCGTCCATAACCTCGACGTCAAGGGCGGGTTTCTGGTCTACGGAATCGGTTTGAATCGTAACGAAAATCCCCGAATCGAGGACGCCGAAAACGTGGGAAACGCCGTAAGTTTGGGGGAGGGCCATAAGGGTCGGTCGGTTATTGAAACAACGCGGGAGTCAAGTTTACGCCGGATAGGCCGCGACAAGGGTATACTCCACGATATTACCGTACCGGCGATCCGCGACGCCCTCGTCGTCCGAGACGACCCAAGAGGCGTAAAGGGTCCCCTGGGTCCAAGCTGCGGCCAAACCGGCGGCGTCCTGCATAATCCCCTGGACGGCCTCGACCCGTTCCCGGTGCTGCGCCAAGGTCGAATCGTCCGCGGACGAATAGACGTAGATTTTAAGGGTAACGACGAAATTACCCAGGGGGTTCCCGCCAAGATCGGGGTGCGCATTGGCGCTTTCCGCGTGGAGGATAATGATCGGAACGGACCGGATTTCGTCCGTTTGGCCCGCGTGCAGCTCGACGCCAGGGAGGTAGGCGGCGTTTTGGGTAAACCAGGCAAGCGCCGATTGTTCGGCAATGGTACGGATTCCGTAGAGGGTAGGCATAAGATTAGAAATATTTGGCGGTCCGGGTCGTTTGACCGCGGGCCGATGCGACCCAAAGGGGGACCTTTTGCTTATTCAGCTCGGCGGCCATTTTAACCCGCATTGCGTAAGCCCGATGAGAAATCGCCATTTTAACGAATTTATCGTTACCGGCCTTGCCGCCAATCAAGTTACCAACGGTAACCTCGGGTTTCATCGGTTGGGCGACCTTATCCTGGGCGATTGCGTTTTCCTTACCGCCCGCCTGTTTAGCCCAGGCCGGGGCCTTAATCTTTCCCTTAATCTGGACCCCGGCAAAGTAATACGCCGATTTTAACGTCCCGACGTCCTTCTGTTGCTGCTTAATATATCGCTCGATATCGCGGTCCTTGGCGACGATTGCAAAGGGTTGTTTAGCGCCTCGGGCCGTAGACGAGAGGGAACCGCGTCCATTGTCGGTACGCAGGGATCGGTGGATACGCCCCATCGTCGAGAGGTCGCCGGAATCGACGAACGCCATAAGAGGGCCGCCGCCGTACTTCTGTTGGAAAGCTTGCCACCGAATGGCCTTACCCTTCCCCTGGACCCGTTCGCCCTTGCGCTTGGTCCACATTTTAAAGACGTCGTACTTACCGACCGCGGCAATCTGCTCCTTTGTCGCCAGCTCAACGGGTCGGAAAATTTTACGGATTGAGTTTTTGACGTTATCGTTACCGGTGGTCTTGGCCTGGCCGGTCCCGCCCGATCCGGGCTTTTTGCCGGAAAAGGGCCGGGAGTAGGCGATCATATCCTGGCAGAATAGGGCCGCCTGGTCGCGGACGACCTCGCCCAAGGTTTTCCCCATAACCAAGGAATAATCGTGCAAATGGTCCATTAGCGCCGAGGCGTCTACCTGGACGTTTTTTCGGGCCGTGGTCGCCATTAGGCAGGACCGGCAGCGCCCTCGACGCGGACAATAACCCAGGCCGACGGGGGACGGTCGTTAATGGCGACGATTCGGTAACTAAGGCCGTTATAGCTCATAAGGTTACCATATACGATAACCCCAGGGTTAAGATCGGCGTCCGTCTTTAAAAACTTAACGTCGAACGCGGTCGTATTAAGGAAACCGCCGGTTTCGAGGTTTTGCTGGACCATCGGCGGCCCCATTAGGACGTTAAAGGCGGTTGCGGCGCCCGATCCGCGACGGACCGTTACGGCCTTGGGGATTTCCGCAAGGATTGTGGCGGCGTCGGCAGCCCATTCGGCGTCGTAAAGGCCCATATGGCAACGCGGGAGTCAAAAGCCCGCCAAGGGCCACCGGGAGGGGTCTATGGCCCTACCCAAAAGAAAAGGCCCCCGACTGGGGGCCTTGCTTTCGGACTAACCCGTTAGGATTAGAGGTCCGAGATAACGACGCGGAGGGCGGCGTTGGGGTTACCGACCGACTGGCCGATAATCCAGGACGCCGAGATATTGGACAGGCCCTTGGTCCAGTCGTACCAGCTACGCAGGGAGAAAGCGAAACCGCTATCCGGGTCCTGGACGGTGAGCTGCTCGCCACCGCCGGTAGTCGGGGCAGCCGGGACGCGGGTAACGATCACGTGGCCCTCGCGGCAGGAGGCGATACCGTTAAGATTCTGACCGGCCGGACGGGCGCTCCAGGTGTTAATCTCGTAAATGTCAACGCCGTGGAGACGACCGACCTTACCGTCGCGGATAACCGAGGTATCACCGATGGAGAGATACTGGGCAACGGACGGGTCCTGGAGGAGCTGGCCGAAGGCGTCGGGGGTAAGGAGGAGGGAGCGATCACCGTAGGGGAGATTCGCCTTGGTCATATTGGTAGCGCCAGCAGCAACCGCGAGGCGGTTGAAATTGGCCTTGGTACCAGAATAGAAGGGCGTACCGGGGTAATTGGCCGCGGTGGTCTGGCCGATAACGCCGTTGAAAATGCTGGTAACCGTGGCGTTCGCCATCGGGGCGATAAAGACGCGGCGCAGCATATCGAGGGAGATCGTGGCGACCTCGGTATCGGTGAAGGACGTCATAACGTAGTTATGGTCCGAGAGAGTGATCGCAACGTCGTTAGAAACGGCGTCCTCGGCGACAAAGCCGGTGGCGCGGTCGTACGTCGAGGCCGTAAAGGCGTCGGCGTAACGGGTATGGACGACCTGGCCCTTTTCGGCGACGTAGGCGCTGAAATCGGTCGTAACGATCTTATTGAGGGGGGCGAGGACCGGCACCAGGGTACGCAGCGTTTCGGCGGCGACGAACTGGGGGGCCAAACCCTGATTAAGGACGGAGTTGGACATATGAGTTTAGGGGGAGATTAGGGGGAGAGGGGGTTACTTAATGCCCAGGTGCGCCACGATGGCGGCCCGGTGCTTATTGTAAAAGGCGACCTTTTCGGCCGGATTTGCGATGCCGCAATATTCGGACCAGATTTCGTCGTTACTCTTGGCGGCGGCGTTATCGGCCGGGGAGATTTCCGCGGGGGCAACGCCGACCGACGAGGCGATCTTGGCGGCAACCTTACCAACGGATTCGATTTGGGCGACGGCCTGGGCCTTAAGCTCGTTAGAGGCGGCAAGCGCCTTGGTAAGCTCCTCGACCTTGGCGGCCAGGGTATCCCGTTCGGCGACGACACCGGCAACGGCGGCGAGCTTTTCCGACAGATCGGAAACCTCGGCGGCCTGGGCAGCGACCTTGGCCTTGGCCGCGGAAAGCTCCTTGGACGCAGATTCGGCCTCGGTAGACTTGGCGCCGAATGCGGCCTTTAGGGCCTTAAGGGATTGTTCAAGGGTCATAAGGTTACGAATTAGGACAACGCGGGAGTCAAGCGATCCCGCGGGACCGGTTGCGGACGCCTTTCTTTTCCGGCTCCTCGTCGGTTTCGACGGCCTTGTCGCCGGTGTCGGATTCCTCCTCGGCCTTTTCCTTGGCGTCGTCGTCGTCCTTCTCCTCGTCCTCGGCCTGGGGTTCCTTGTCGTCCTCGTCCTCGGATTCGGGCTTTTCCTCGTCCTTATCCTCGGCCTTGGGTTCCTTGTCGTCCTCGTCCTCGGATTCGGGCTGCTGATCGGCGTCCTCCTCGTCGTCCGCGTCCTCGGCCTTGGGTTCGTCCTTATCCTCCTCAGATTCGGGCTTTTCCTCGTCGTCCTGGGATTCGGGCTTATCCTTATCCTCGTCCTCGTCGGTAATAGGATCGGACGGGGTTTCGTCCTCGTCGTCCTCCTCGTCGGAATTGGCCTTACCGTATTTCTTACCCTTCTTGGGCATAGGTTCGGCGCCGTCCTTTTCCTGGTCGTCCGGGGATTTCTCGGCCTTTGCCATAAGGGCGCGGATACCGCCAGGGATACCCTTAAGGGCGCGGGCGGCAGCCATACGGCCCATACCCTCGTCCTCGTCGGATTCCTCGGCCTGGCCGCCGCCGGTCGAACGGGCGTCGTTTGCCTCGTCGGCCTCGATCTGCGCCGCAACCTCGGCGTCCAGGGTTTGCATAAGCTCGTCGAAACCGTTGGTTAGCGCCGTAACGAAACCCTTTTCGGCGGCCTTGGTACCGGAGAAACATTGTCCCTCCATATCCGCGTCCTGGACGAATTCGCGGACGAGCTTAACGTCGGCCTTAAAGTTATCGGCAATCTCCAGGACACCGACCAAGAGATCGTCCCGCTGCTCCTTGGATAGCGAGGTCCCCGGCGTTCCGGCGCCCTTCAGATTCCCGGATCGGATAACGTCAACCGCGACGCCCTCCTGGGCATAGGCCGCCGACATATCGTTAAAGACGATGTAACAACCCACATTTGCCACGGTGGACGAGGGGGTTGCGTAGAATTCGGACGCCTGGGACGCAATCCAGTAGGCCGCCGAGCAGCAATCGCCGGAGGTAAAGGAGATCGTGCGCTTTCCGCATTCCCGGATACGTTTGGCAAGCTCCGGCACGCCGACCGCGGAACCGCCAGGGGAATCGACGTCCAGAATGATCGTCGTAATCGACGGGTCCCGTTCCGCGTCCTCCAACATTTCCTCCACGGCCTCCAGATCGCAAGCGCCGCAAGCGGCCTCCAGGTCGGACAAATTACGACCGATTACCCCCTTTACCGGCACGATTGCAAAGGGCGGGAATTTTTCGAGCGCACATTTAGCGCCGAAGATCGCGGCCAACATATCCGACATATCGGACGCCTTGGCCCCGAGGGGGAGCTTAATATCGGCGCAGCGTTCCAGGAACGCCTTAGCGATATTCGGTTGGATAAGGACGGGGCGATTGGCCCGGATATCGTTTGAGAGATTACGCATAAAAGTAGGGGTTAAGAGGGTTCGCCGTCAAAAAGGGGTTGGAAATCGGTTGCGCCGGGGCCAGGGTTGCCACCGGAGGCGGCGGCCTGGTTAATATCGGCAAGGGGAGTATTGGCGGGGGCGAAGATCGACGACGGCGGCACGCCGAATTCGGACGCGGTATCGTTAATAAGCTTGGCGTCGGAAGCTCGGCGCCGGACCTCCTGGCGGTAGTCCATCCCAAGCTCCGCATAATGATCGGACAGCGTTTTGAGACCGGTCGTAATGTCGGCCAGGTTTGCGGCGGCCTCGCGGCCCGCGTCCACCGAGATACGGCGGGGGGTTACCCAATTAACCTTATTCCAATTATCGTTTGCCGGGAGATCGCCGCGGGCAATGGCCGTACCGATAACGTAGGCGTAGATCGGATTAAGCGCCCTATGGATTAGCATATCCTGGCGAGAATTCACCGTACGCTCGGTTTTAGCGACGACCAGGCGGGTAGCAGCTCCCCCGCTTTTAGTGGGATCGCCCGAAAAAGCCCAAGGGAGGAACCCGGCGCAGCTGTCCTTCTCCAGATATTCAATTGCGGAAACGGTGTTCGGGCTTGGGCGGCCCGATTCGACCATTTTAAGGTCCTCACCAGGGGCCAAGGCGACGGTTTTACCGCCGATAAAGGCGCCGACCTCCTCCGGATTCTGGTAAACCTGGTTAGGGTAATCCTGGGGGCGCATACCAAACGCCTCGAAATCCGCGGTAGACCCGTCGAATTGCGGATTTTCGCGGGTGATCGTGCGAACCACGTCGCCCGCTACTTTCATTGCGACCTTCTCCAAACTCAGGATTTCCAAAATATCAATCAGATTATTGATACTATGTTGCAGCGGGCTATACGCCCGAGCGCCGGAGGAGCTTTCGGGGTGGTAGACGTGGAGGATTGAATTGGCCGAAACATTCCGGTTCGTACCGTCGGATCGGATAACATTATACCCGACAACGGCCCCGAATTTATTGAAAACGATACCGTCCCAAACCCCGTCAACCTGGCCCTGGGCCGTAGACGAGGCCCCAACGCGGTGGGATTCGATAAGCTGGATAAGGGGACCGGACGAATTAAAGGTTTTAAGGACGAAAATCTCGCCGTCGATATCGACCCGGCGGGACATTAGGGACTGGCATTCCCAAAAGTTAAAGCGCCCGGTAATCTCGCAAGGTTTATTGGCCCATTCAAAAAAATACGAATCGTATAGCTCGTCGATCTTGGCGTCGCCGGTTGCGGCCTGGGCGCGGATACCAGGGCCGACCGAATAAAGCGCCATATCGGCGATAAGTTGCCGGACCAAACCCGCGTTAACCGCCAACCAACGCATTTTCCGCGTTAGCTCCTGGCGGTCAAACGTGGTCATTACCCGCTTCTGATCGGCGGGCCAAGGCGTATTAACCCATTGGCGCTTATTGCTATACTTAGCGCCCTCAAACTGAGAGAAAATCCCCGATCCCCCGCCGGAACCGCCGTACGCCTTGGCCTTAAGGCCCTTGCGCTTGGCAAGCTCCGTAACGTCGCGGACCGCCTGGCGGACCTTTTTCTTTAGGGGTTCCTGCTTTTTGGGGGCCATAAATCGAGATTAAAGGCCCCGGAAATTCCAAAGGCCGTTATAGACGCGGACGCGGTCGATCCCGCCGTATTGCTGCGGGTCCTTGATTTGGAGGGCGTAGCGGCATTCGATCATTACTTGCTCGACCGTCATCGGCCAATCTTTCGATACGCTCGTCCCGGAATCTGAGTAACTCATTAGGACGCGGCCCGAGGCCAGGTTTTCGTATGCCTTTTCGACCAGGGCCTCGATTCGGGCCTGGGAAAGAATAAGGAAACAACCCGTCGGACGTGCCATATGCCAACGCGGGAGTCAAAAAACGGGCGATCCCCGTACCCTATGCGATACGAGGACCGATGCCACCCCCGCGAACAAGCCCGAACGGTAGAGGCGCAATCCAAATTTGCCTCGTTTTTGCGATCTGTCAACCGGCCTTGGGCCAAAATGTCCACGGTATCAACCCTCCTGGACCTCCTCGGTTTCTGGCGCCGGTTCCTCGGCCAGCTGCGCCGCCTTACCAATCAACCTCCAGGCCATTGCGGGTAGGGTAATGATTACCTCACAATCCCAAAAATGGTTTGGGCGTCGGTCAATCTGCTCCCATAGCGGGCGCCCCCCCGTCTTAATCTCGCGGCGCTCGGATTGCATTTGCTTAAGGTATTCCTCCGGGGCGTCCGCGGCGTAAGTATTCAACCCCTTGCGGATAAGCAGCGAAAGGGTATCCTTTGTTCGGAGGTTAGAGAAATAGAATCGTTTGCATCGCTTTTGCCCAACGGCCTCGACCACCGGCGTCGAATAAGCCCGCATTTCGACCTTATTACCCATCGGCGTACGGATTTTCCAGGGGAATTCGTTACGTTGATCTCCTCGGGTCGCCGTCCAACCGTGGGCGGCGCACGCCATAAGGGCGTCGTCGGGCTTATAACCCGAATCCAGGAATACGTTAGCCGCGTGGACCTCATTCTTTTTAGCGATATCCACCAGCTCGCCCAGGGTAAGGGTAAACCCGCAACCGACCAACCGGGATCGCCCATCGCCCGAGAAGGATCGGACAACCCAGTAAAACCCGGATTGTTGGAAATCGACCCCCATAAACCGCATACGGACGAAATCCGGCGCCGCCCGCATATCGCCGGTAATGTCCTTGGCGGGCCGCGGCTTACCCATAACAAACCCGCCCTCGTCGTCCCAGGCGTCGCCGAGCTGATACTTACCCTCGGCGGCCCCGATCTGGATTTCGTCGGCCTCCTCCTTGTACGTCCGGGCCAGGCGCTGCATTAGGAAATCCCGGCGCTTACTGTTATCCCCATTCTCGGAGTAATGGCGCTTACTCTCGATACATTCGACCGCCAGCTCGCCCCAGGATAAACCAAGCTCCTGGGCGCATAGGGCGTTCCAATGGTAACCGCGGCGGGAGGCGTCCGGGTTTTGGGCGACGTAATGCCCGGTTAAGTTTAGATCGGTACGGACCGAAACCCGGTCGGGGAAATGGACCTTGCAACCCTTGCATTGGTACGTCGTACCCTTTTTAACCGCGTTAAGGTCCCAACCGGTCGATTTCTTGGCCTCCTTGGGGAATATAACCTGGTCCCATTCGTACCCCTGCGCCGTTCCGCAGCTCGGGCAGACCCAGGTCCAAACCCGTTGATCGGTGCCGGACCACCAGAAAGACCATTCCCCGCCGTCTAATCCGGCCTGGGAAACAAATACGACCTTACTCCTGGCCTTGTTCGCCGATACGCGGCGCTCGGCCCTCGCCAACGCCCCGGAATCCCAACGCCATACCTCGTCCCCGAATAGGTACCGGATCGAACGCCCGTGGAGATTGGAATCGTTTTTGGCCCCCAGGACCCAACAGGGATTCGACGCAAAGTTAATAACCCCCTCTTTCGGAATACCGGCGGGGAGCTGCGCCCGCGTCGGGTCGCATACGTTCCATACCCTGGTTAGACGAGACTCCAGGTAATCCTTAGCGTTACGGTCGATATCCGTAAGGATAAGGGTCGGCCCCGGATCGTTTACCGGGATAATGCACGATGCGCCCTCAATCAAAAGGGATTTGCCAAGCTGGACCGCGGCCTGGACCCCGATCTCCTGGACCTCCGGGTCGAAAATGGCCTCCAGGGGTTCCCGCAGCCAAGGCGCCGACGAGATCGAGAAACCCCCGCCGTTACCGCGGGCCGAATAGGGGATACGGGTAAGGAATCGCTCCAGGAATTCAACCGGGCGCCGGTAAGGGTTCGGGGCCAGGATATGCCTTAAATCCCTCTCGAAACCGTTAGCTTTCATTAGGGGGCGTTTCCTCCTCGGTTGGCATATTATCGAAATCGGGGCGCTCCCCGGTAACCTGGGCGTCCAAGGTTTCCTCGATCACCGTCGCGGCGCTATCGGCCCATTTAGCCAAGAGGGAGTTAACCTTTTCGTCGATAACCTTATACGCCTTACCCTGGTTATCCGGGTTAACCTGGTTTGCTACCGCGTTGGCAAATGCCAACATATCGGCCTTAATCTCGGCGATAACCCGGCCAAATCGCTCGATTGCCGCGGACGTCTTAATCAGCTCCTTGGATTCGATCTTACGGGCCAGGGATTCCCGTTCCAGCTTAACCAAGCTTTGGACGATTGATTGGTACGTCGTATACAGCTTGGGCGCCTGGGTATCACCGGCGTTGCGGGCCGCAATGTAAGCTTGGCGGGCCGCCTCCTTAAGCTCGCGGTGCCGGACCACCGTATCCTCGAAATCGAGATCGGGCGAGACGTCGTCGGGGTTAACGACGATTGCCGCCCGCTGCTCGACGCCGCCGCGTTGCCCGCGGAGTAATCTGGTATGGCGCCAGGATTCCGCGGCCTCCAGGGAATCCACCGGCATACCCTGGCGAATGAGCGCCGCCGCCCTCGCGGTCGTAAACCCGAAATGTTCGGCGATCTGTTTATTTGAAAGTTTAGGGCGGTCCGTCATTTAAATAATCGTTTAGTTTTGGCAGCTTGGCAGGAATACCCTTTCCCCCACGCAAAACTGCGTTTTTCTGTCACTTTTTTCCGGGGTCGCGCCCGCGTGGCGTCATTTCCAGTCATTTAAATAGATTCCTTACCGGGGGTATGGGGGGTCTTTACCGCAGAAAAACGCCCCTTTTTGCTGTTTTTCTCAACCTTACCCCCTTCCATATGATCGGCGCGGGCCTGGCGTACCAAGTACGCTACCCGCATCGTCGTAACCTCATCCTCGGGACGCATAAACCGGGAAGGAGGCAGCCCCATACGGCGTAATAGTTTGCGACATTGGAGCGATACCGCGGACCGGGTTAGCCCGTGGACCTTTGCCAGCTCGGACATACGAGGAGGGCGGCCCTCCCCGACGACGATGCGGATAACGTCGGCCCTTAAGCGCATTGCGGGATCGGTCGAGGCGTCCAGTCCGTCCAGGAGAAACTCCAACATTGCCCGCAACCGGAAGGAGGCAAGGTCCAGCTGCTCGATACGCGGGTCGAGGGAGGCCAAGGATACCTCCTCGGAATGGGATACCTCCTCGGCTGCGGACCTGGATATGGTCGTTAGGTTACCCTGGCGGCCTGGGCGGTTATAGGTATTTTGCTCCTCCGATCTACTGAAATCGAAATGCCCATCGTTAACGCGGGACCGGTCTTGGCGCTTATCGCCGGTAAGGTCGGAGGGGTCGAATAGCTTTTGGGCGATAAGTAGACGCCTATCCTGGGCCGTTAGTGATCTCCACCAGGAGGCGTATTGCGTCGGAATATTGGCCCCTTTAGTCAAGTAAGGGAATAATCCCCATATATCCCTATTAATCAACCTCTTGGCGGGTATGATTTATCCACGCTAATTGAGCCGGGTCGAAAGTAAGGTATCCCAGGCGTCGGACGCGGTTAACGACCGATTTGGGGTTAAGGTTAGGCGCAAGTATATCGATCTGCTGCCGGAATTCCTCCGGGGATAGGGTTTTGGGCCAGGTCGTTAGGATGTCCTTAAGGGCCAGGTTTCGACGGTGGCGCTTATCGGCGGCGATCTTGGTCGCGGCCTGGCGGATTTGCTCCATTCGGTCGGGTTGTTCGTCCCATAGCTGTTTCCAGCGTATTAGGGTACGCATACGCCGGACCTGGGCGACGTTAAGCTTACGCGGTCGGAATTGTTTTCCCATTAGGGTACGACCCGGTAAATGGGGGTTGTGAGGCAATCGACCCCCGACCCCCAAGGGAGGGGGAAAGATTGCATATCCCCTTTAGGGGATATTACGGAAATATGCCTGGAAATATACCGCAAGGGAAAAGGGCGCTTAGGGGGCTTATGGGGGCGAGGGTAGGGATTACCTCTCGAAAGCCCGTGGCGACGCCTTAGCGGGGCGGGAATCGGCCTTGGCGTTGGGATCGTCGGGAGGGGTTGACCGTTCCCAACGGATAACTCCGCGGGTCGGACAATGGCGGACGTAGATATCCCCGGCGAAAATACCGGCGTCGTCCTTCATTCCAGATCGGCCTCGGCGCTTGGTAAGGGAAAACTTAAATATCGGGTCGTCCCCCTGGCAGCGGGTAAGTACGGCGACCTCTCGCATATAATTGGTAATCTCGCTATGGCCTCCCCCGCTATATGCCAGGTCCGCGGAGGTTTGGCCCGCCGTATCCTTGGACGACCTGGGTTTGGTCGTATGATGGACGGCGACGAGGACGGCCCCGGATTCGGATAGGACGGTATCGATACCGTTGCGGAAAAAGTTAGTTACCTCCTGCTGATCGGTTACGTTGATTGCGGCGAACGCCATTAATGGGTCGCAAACGAATACGTCGGCAGCGTGGAGCTTTATAAGGCGCCGCATTTCGTCGAGGAAATCTTGGCCGGTCGTATTCTTAAGGCGGTAAATATGCAGATTCTCGCGGAGGGCCTCCATTTCGGGGGCGTGGAGCATTAGGCCGTCGGTAATGTCCTGGAGGGCCTCCCCCACGTCCCCAAAATCATTCTCGTTTTGAGCAAATACGATGCGTAAAGGGCGTTTTGCCTCGATCCCGAAAAACCCTCCTTGGCGCTTAGTCGCCAGGGTTACCATAAACTGGAGGGAGAAACTGGATTTACCGACGCCGGACTGGGATACGAGGAGAAGGGACCCGCCTTTACATAACCAACGGTTACCGATTACGGAATTGGGGTCGTTTTTGCGGTCGAACGCCAAGAGATCGTCGAGGCCCATTGCGACCGACGGCGATTTGGCCGCGTCCTGGCGGTTGGCTGCTTTAAACTGGCCCTCAGTAAAGGCGAGGATTGCCTGGGGGTCGGCGGCAGGGTCGGCGGCGATCTCGGCGGCCTTTGTCGCGGTGGCCCGAATATGCCGGAGGACCGAGAGGCGTCGAACCTCGTCGGCCCAAGCTGGATTATATGGGGTAGCGCCAACGCAGGAGGTCGTATCCGAGACGTAATGGGCCTCGGTGGCGGCTTTCATATCCCGTAACCGCATAGATACGGTTAGCTCGTCCGCGGTGATCGATTCGGCCTCCAGGGAGAGGATACCGGCGCAAATCTCCTGGTGCTTAGGTTCGACGAAATCCGATGGGATTAGGTCCTTGGGGAATGGTAGGCCGTCCCGGAGGACGGCGCCGATTAGGAACCGTTCCGCGTCGGGAGAGGCGGTAAGTTTTTGCATAGGATGATTCGTTAAAGGCCGTCGGGCGGCGGCCTGGGTTATCGCTTATCGTGGAGGCGCAGCATCGGGCCAATTTGAAAATGACGGGTTGAGAGGACGCCGGATAAGCCGCGTTGGGTTCGGTAGAATCGGGAGGGGACGTTATGGCGTTCGGCCATTTGCCAGATCGCTTGCGGGGATATCTTAAGTTTATCGGCCAGCTGCCTTGCGGTCGCCCAACCCTTGGGGACCTTGTCCTGGCCCGACGATAGGTATAGGAGATCGGCGTCGGCCAAGGTTTTGCAGGGAGGGAGGACGCGGTAAATATATTCCCGGTAATGCATCGCCTCCGATCTCCTGGTAATCAGCTTGCGCCCCAAAAGGCCGCGTTGGGCCATAGACGCAGCCCGATAGCTCGTCGTATGTTTCCACCGGTGGCCGTATTGCCTTTGCATTTCTTGGAGGGTTAACCAACCCTTTGGGATTGTGATATCCTTTGGGCCGTTTGGCCTAATGACGGCCTTGGTTAAGGCGTCGATTGCCTTGGTTAACCGGCTCATTTCTTACGCGGCGTCCAGGTTTTAAGATCGGTTTGCCAAATCCATTTCGAGGGGTTCGACGAAATCCGGTGTACCAACCATACTTTCCATTGATTCGTCTTAAGATCGACCCAACCGGCCGCAAAGCCCGTACCCCACCGGCTCGTCGCCAAGCGCCCCGCCGCGTATCCCATCGCCTCCTTTATGCATAAACAGCCCGCGGAGAAACCGGCGCCGCCGCCGTGGCGTTGGGTATTAACTTGCTCCAGGCGGTGGATATGGCCGCAGATTAAAGCGCCTCCGCGGTCGGCGTAATGTTTGGCTTGGTCGTGGACGGCCTGGACGCCGTGGGCGTACCCGTGGACCATTGCGATAGGTCCGAGGCGGTAAACCCCTTTTTCCGCGTGGTAAGGGAGGATTACCCTGGCGCCAGCTTTCCGGGCCGTTGCGTTGATTGCGTCCTTAATGTCCTGGCAATAATCGCGGTAGATCGCCGATCCCGAGGTCGCAATCATATGGTCCAACCTATGCTCGTGGTTACCCCATAGGTAAACCGACCCAGGGCGCAGGAACCGGCGCAGGAAATCCATACCGGCCTCGATATCGGCCTTAAGAGATTCCGCGGATTCGGCGTCCGCAGCTCCAACGCCTCGGCGCAGGGATCGGAAATCGAATGCGTCGCCCAGGCAAATCCGCAGATCGTCGGGGCCGAGGTATTCGGCGCAATAGGCGTAAAGGGCCTCCAGGGCCTCCGGGTCGGCCATATCGCCGTGGACGTCCCCGGCAGCGACGAACCGGACGATTTGGGATTTAGGCATTTTCGGGTTGGAATAGGTTATACGGACGGGTTCCGGTCGTACGCGGGATAATCGTCTTTTCCCTAAAAGGTATGCCATAGCTGGCGACCTTGGCGACTGACCAACCGAACATATCCGCGGTATCCTTCAGGCCGATACCCAGGCGGTGCGCCTCCTGGAGCAAAGGCAGATCGTCGTAAGGGATTGTCTGGTCGTTATTGCATTGGAAACGGGCTTTGCCGGTCCCGTCGTCGTTATGGGAACAAGCGCCGAGAAACCTGGCCCGTTCGACGGTAAGGCCCAATAGACGTCGGCGCTCCTCGAAATCGGTCCTTTTGATCTCTTGGAGGAGGCAAACCATTGCCTCGTTAAATGCCAAGCTTGGCGGCGAGCTGCTTTCCCTCGACGTGGATTTGGTACGCGGATTGGGGTCGAAAGGCATAAGTATAGTCCGGGGCGATATTACGGACGATTTCGCCAATGGAAAGGCCCTCCTCCTGGTTTGCGGCCTCGATCCCTCCGGTTTGGACCATTACGGTAACGATGCGCCAACCCAATTCCTCCAGGCGTCCGCGGGCGACGTATAGCTCGTTTGCGTAACGCCAGTCCGAGGTAATGACCACCGGAGGGCGTCCGTCCCGTTGGTCGGCCTCGAAAGCAAGGCAATCCTCGACCAAGATATCGGCGAATACTGAGGCGTTTACCGATCTGGCACCGGCGCCGAGGGCGACGAGGATATCCCTGTTTTTCGTCTTAAACGTCTCGTTATTGAAATTAACGAATTCGTTAAGGATACCAATCTCCTGGAGAAAGGTATTGGCTGCGGCCTTAAGGGAATCGGCGTAATTGCGCCGGAGGATCGGAAAATCGCCGGAGGTCCCGCGGACAAGGCCCTCGGCCAAGGTATCCTTGCCGGACCTGGCGTACCCGGTGATTAGGACAAGGGTTGGCTGCGCCATTAGAAGGGCGGGGCCTCCTGGGACGTAGAGGGCGGGGGCGTCGGTTTTTGGGAACCGCGGGAAAAAGTAAGCTTATACTTATGGTATTGGCCGTTCGGGGTAACCTCGACGCCGATCTCGGCGTACTTGCCGGTCGCGGGCTTAAGGTATTCGATAAAATCGGCCGCGGAGGCGTTAGTCGGGAGGAAATCCTTTTCCTCCATAAACTTGCCCGAAAGCTTACCGACGAGGATAGCCAGGGATTTGGGATACTTGGTCCCGTAGATCGTGGAGAGGCAAGCGCCGTCGGCGGCCTTAAAGAAAAGCTTGGCCCAAAGGGTTCCGTCGTCGTTAAAACGGATTTTTTCAAACTTGGGCAGCGACAACTTAAGGCGGTAAACGCCGGATTCGGTAATGTCGCGGAGGGGAGGTTGATCGTTTTGGGGTTCCATATGGGTAGATTAGGCGAAATTAATAGGGGTTGCGGCCTTGGTCGGTTCGGCGCCGATATCGATAACCTGGGGGTCGGACGGGTAACCGGGCCAGGAATCGAAAGCGATACCGGCCTCGTAAAGCTTAACGGCCTTTTCAAAATCGGCGACCGCGTAAGACATAAGGTTGGGTCCGATCTCGTATATGGCCGTTGCGTAAGGGGGTTCCTTTTCGATAAACAGAAACCGAAACCCCCTCGGGCGCTTGCCGGTCGCCAGTTCATAAACGGTCCGGTAGAAATGGGCTTGGAGGTTATATTTATACGATTTTATCGCCCCCAAAGCACCGGTAAACGTCGGGGCCGCAGATTCGCAGCTTTTGAGATCGTATAAATATTCGTCCGACCCGACCGCGTCGATTGCGGATTTAAGGGGGACGCCGCAATAATCGACGGTATACATCGTTTCCGTTTCGACCAGGGTAACCCCGATCTTTTGGAGCGCCTTATTGGCGGCAAGGGCGACGTTGGCGACCAGGCCGAATTCGTCGGGCGTAAGGACGATCTTATCCCCGGCGGCAGCGATAAACGCCTCATATGCCTCTTTACCTGCCTTGGTCCTCTTATCCACGTCGATACCGCAAACGTACTTATTGGAAAAGGTTTCGGGTTCCAGGGCGGCGCAATGGACCGCGGACCCGATCCGGAGGGCCTTGGTTTCCTCGCGGGGGGTGTCCAGGTATTGGCGGGCGTGCAAAGGCGAAATTAATAGCTGTTTCGCTAAACTGTAATTAAGGGCCGGAACGGCGTCGTAATCCTGGCGGGTTTGAATTTTGGGCATAGGTATTAGGTAGGAAAGAGAGGGCCGACAATAGGTAGGACAATACCTTGGGCGCCTTGCGGTTGGCCCCGACCCTAAAAGTTAGATCGTATCGTCGGTATCGGGGCGGGATTCCTCAGTCGCCGAGGCGATTGAATCCAGGCGGGAGGTAAGGTTTTCCATTAGGCCCTCGATTCGGCTTAGGGTTCCCCGGAGGACGCGGATCGAGGAGTAAATGCGACGGGCGCGGGCGGCCAGGGGTTCGATATCGTAATCGGATTTAATGGTATCCGGGTCGAGGGCGGCAAGGTTACGCTGCGCCGCCCGGATATCGGTAAGCAAATGCCGCGTATCGTCGCCGACGATCTCGGTATCGCATTCGTACTCCATAGAATCAAGGTCCTCCTTAATGCCGGACAAATGCCGACGGATTGAATCCTTGTTAGTCATAAGAGAGGGTTACGGCCTTACCTCGACGATTCCAAAATCTAAATTACGGACAAAATAACGGACGTTCGACCTTGCCAGGGTATTAAGTATCGAGCGCCGCCAATCGGTAAAGGCCAGCTCGTACTCCCTGGGGTTGCGTTCCGCAATCTCGCAATACGGGATTGCGTCGAGGAGGATAAAGAGGGCGCAGGGTTGGGGGACCTGGGCAGCTCGTTTGATGATCGCCCCAGGGATTGGGGGTTGGGGTCGGACCGGCCTCATACGGCGTTCGGGTTGATACGGAAAAACCGGCGGCCCTTTTTGGCCCAAAACTCCACGTTTCGACCGTCAACCCGGACCTCCTTGCGTTTCCATTTCCAAAGCTCCTGGGCGTATGAGTCTCGATCCCATACGACGAATTCGGGGTTTTCGACGCGGCCGTCGATCACCAGGAAAAGGGCGAATGATTCGCGGGGCATTTTGGCGGCCATATGGGCCATCATACCCGGCGGGTTAGCTTCTCGGTCAGGCATTGGGTTTCCCCTCCTTTGCGGCGTTCCAGGCGTCAATACTACTTGGCAAGGGATCGGTCGGGAAAAGCTTACGGCCAAGGGATATGTAATGGAACGCCAACAAATCCCCGGCCTTGCGGAGCAGCTCGACCTCGGCCTTGAGGCGCTTCATTTCATCCTTCGCCAATTCTGCGGCGTAGAGATAGGCCGTAAGAGGATCGGGCTGATTCTTCAGCTCCGCGACCTCGGCTTTTAGGCGCTCAATCCGCATTTGGTAGGCATTAAGTTTTTGGGCAATCTCGACGTTTGCCTCCTCAACGGTGCAACCGATGCGGTCGCCGTTTTCGTAAATAAAATTACCGAGAGGTTTAAAACGACTCACAAGCTGCCGCCTTTCATTTTAATTACGCGGTCGTGGTAATGCCAACCCTGGCCGGGGATATAGGCCCGGACGGTGGCGGTAACCTCGTCGCCGATCTGGCGCAGGACAATCGTTACGTCCTCGGATTCGACGTCGTAATGGTAAGGGCGTTTAACCCCCAGGTCCTCGATTGCGTTAACGATAAGGTTGTCGGCCCAGGCGACGAACCCGAGGCGTTGGATATTGTTTTGGTCGAGCATAGGTTAAGGGATACGGTTTGCCTTGTCCTTGGCGTATAACCAATCGTCTACCGCGTCAAGGCGCTCGGATTTGTCTTGGCGGCCATAATGGCGAATGGCGTACCAAAGCTCGTCCCCGGCCTCGGTGAGCGCCGAGACGGATTGCCGGAGGGCCTCGACCTTGGCGGTAAGATCGGCGTTTTCTGCCCGTAGCTTGGCGATCTTACCGTCGAGGTAACCGGCGGCGTCCCATTGGTTATCGCTCATACGCGGCCCCCATTTCGCCAGGCGTTGGTCGGCCGGTTCGTCGCGGGCTTAAGGGGGAGGCCGCAACGTCGGGCGGCGTGGTATACCGAATTCGTCCGGACGCCCATTGCCTGGGCGGCCTTGCGGGCGATAATGTTTTGTTCGTATGCCATATAGGCGGCGGCCTTGGCGGCCCCGTGTGGCGCTCGGTTACTCATTTGATTGCCTTAAGGAATTGGTCCTTATTCGCCAGAATCATATCGACCTTATCCTTTGCCAGCTCGGCGAGATCGTCCGCGGATTCCGGCAGCCATTTCTTGGCGACGAGGTAGGCGTGCGCCCGTTCGGCCTCGACCGCGGTAAGGAAAGAATACCAGGGGGCGGGCGGGGCGGCGGGCTTGGCCGGTTTCGACGCGGAGGCCCCGTCGTCGTCCAGGTCCGTACTAATGAGGCACGCCGTTTGGATACTTTGGCGCCGGACATAAGTTAGCCCGCTACCGATCTGCTGCGGGGTAAGGCCGTCGGCCTTGAACATAAGCTTACCGGCGTCGAACGTCTCGCCGGAGATATGGAGGAAAGAGGTATGGACACCGACGCGGCCCTCCTCGGATACCAGGACCTGGCGCAAGGCGAACCCGTGGCCGTGGAGGATCGGTTTGATTGCGTCCAGGAGGACGTCGAGGGAAACGTACCGGGCGACGAAATTGGCCTTAACCGTCTTATTGGCGGCGACGTTTTCGAGATCGGCGAGGGCGTTAACCAGGGAGGTTGCGGCGCTCGTCGCGGGGGGAGGGTTGGGATCGGTGGGCATAGGTTTGGATTTCATTCGGTAGGGAAAAGGTAAGGGGGACGGTAAGGACGACCGGCGGCCAGGTCGGCCTCGGCGGCAATACAGATTTGCTCGGAAAGCTGGTGGGGGACGACGGCCCGCTGCTCGGCGCTATGCTTACCCTGGATACCGGTCGAGGAACCGCGGGGGGCGGCCTCGTGGCAGGGGGCGCCGCGTTGGCACATATCCCGGAGGACCAGGGAGGGAGGGAACCCTCCCCATAGATCGGTCGGTTTTTGCCAACGCATACCGTACTGGCAATAGGTTACCGTCCGGCGTTCAAACTGTTGCATTATGGGCATTTTCCGCATTTTCGCCCGCGGGTTTTCGATAATGAAATACGACGGGCGCAGCCATTGGACTAACCATATGGTCCGTTCCAGGATTTGGAGGCCGAGCTTGGCCCGATCTGTCTTGGGTTGATGGGGCGGGTCGGCGTCGGGACCGGTCCAATTCTTCCCGATATTCATTACGGAAAACGCCTCGCAAGGCGGGGAGGCCAGGATGATATCGGGACGGAAAGGAATATCGTCGGGGGTAACCTCCAGGATATCCTTAACGAGATCGACCTTAAACTGGGGGTCGAAATCGGTAGAAAATACGCGGTGGCCGCGTTCCCGGAAGGGGGTAGACCAACCCTCCAGTCCGGCGAATAGGTCGAGGACGTTCATTTTTTAAAACGGTTGGTATCGATATCGTACCATTTCTCTTGGGCCAGGTTGGCGGCGTCGAGGACCTCGTCGTGGAAAAGGTCGGCGCTAATACCCTCCTCGATAAAATCATACATACGGCGACCGGCGGCCTTAACGGCCCGCAGCTCCTTGATACGGTGTTTGGCCGCGGATTTAAGGCGCTCGATCTCCTGGACGAGCTTCTCCTTTTCGTCGCATTGGATTTGGATTTCCATTTCGAGAATCTCGTTTTGTTGGTAAAGCTGGTCGAGGTAACTGTCGGGTTCGTCGGGAATCATACGAGGCGGCGGGCGGCCAAATGGTAAAGGAGTAAGGCGTCGGCGTTCCAAAGGGTAACCGGATGATCGGGAAACAATTCCTCGGCCTTGGCCTTTAGGCGGTTTTTCCAATCGGTCCGCGTTTCCTTTCGGTTGCGCTTAAGGCCGATAGCAGCTTGCCAGGTTTGCGGGGCGACCAGGTTGACTTTCCAACCGACGACGAGGCCGGAATATCGAATGCCACCGATCTGCTCAAATAGCTTACCAATGGTATCGGACGAAACCGCCCCCCAACCGCCTTTCGACGGGTTTTCCAAATGCAATTCGACCAAGGACGATTTGATTGCAAAGGACCGGATTAGGTCGGCGATATCGTTTGCGGTCGGGGGCATTTTGACGACGTGGACGCGGCCAGATTCGGACCAAACGAAAGCGCCCGATACGCCAGGGTCCACGGCGATAAGAATAGGATCGGCGACGGCCACGGCCATAGGTTTGCCCCGCATAGGATTACCTCGCAAAATATAAATTACTTACGCGGTAACCGTAATCGGTCGGCAGGAATCCGCGGGACCTGGCGGCGGTAAACCCGATATTCCATACGGTCGCAAGCTGCGCCGGTGTCGGGTCCTTAATACCAAAGGCGGCGAACCGATCCCGGCAAACGCCGAGGAATGCCTTGGCGGCGATCTCCTGGGCGGTCGGGTTGCGCCAGGAGGAACGCGGGACTGGGCGACGTCCGCGTCGGGCTAACCAATCGTTTGCCTCGGCCCAAGCTTTGGCCCCCATTTGGAATCGCCCCAAACTTTGCCCCCGATCACCGACGGCGGCGGGGTTGTCGCCAGTTTCGACCTGGGCGATTGCGGCCAATAGGCGGGTTTCCTCGGCGGCCTGGGTAAAGGCCGGGATAAAGGATACGAGGGAGAGGAGGAGGCGGCGCATCGTTATTCCATTGGTCGGGGTACGACCGAGAAGGACTGGAAACGGTTATTGAACCGATAGGAATACATAAGGCCGACCCAACCCCCTGCGGCGACGTAAGGGGAAAGATCGACCTCGGTCGCCCCGGCTGCCTTTAGCTCCTTCTCGTAATCCTTGCATATGGATTTAGCCAGGGGGAGGCCCGCCTTGGGGGATATGATATCCCCAGTAAGGACGCGGTAATTTACGCAGACAAAGGCGTAACAAGCTTTTGCCAGGACCTTGGTTACGGCCCCGTCGTCGCGGTCGAATAGATCGGGTTGTATCATTCGCGGTAAGGGACGTCTCGGTTGCGCCGAATAGTACGGGCCAGGCGTTCGATACCGTCGTTAAGGTCCTTAATCTGGCGCTCCTGGCGGCGGATAATCCGGTCGTCGAGGTCGGCGATCATACCGTAAAACTTAAGGGTTTCGTAAAGCTGGCCGACAACGGGCCAGGGCCATAGCCACCAGAAACGCGGGAGGGGGTGGATTTTCAAGGCCGGGAGGTTGGTCATTTCGGCGGGGTGGGCGAGGGGGTCGGGCATATAGGTAGGAGGGAGGTTGTGTTATCGGATACGGTTAACGGTGTATTTGCGGACGTTGCGCCATTCGATACGGGCGACGTTGAGGTAATTACGGAGGGTATTAACCGAGAGGCCGAGGGCGTCGGCGGCGTCTACCTGGGTCTTTTCGGCTTGGTTAAGGGCGAGAAGCTGCGGCAGGACGGCCTCGATCTTTCGGGCGCGGTAATCGCAGATCGGCGTAATAAGCTTAATCTGCTTATGGTTACCGGCGTTAAGCCGGTGAATGGTCGGGAGTTTGCCCATATGAGTAGGGGGAGGATTAGGGTTTGGGTTGTTCGGGTTGGGATTCGGAAATGAGTTTATCGACGAGGGCGATGCGCTGGCCTACCCAGGCCATAACGGGGACCGCCATTGAGTTGCCGCAAGCTTTGTACCGCGGGCCGTCGGGGCATTGGTCGGCGGGTTTACCTTTCCAGGGGATTTTGGAATACCCCTTGGGGAACCCTTGCAACGCCTCGCATTCCTCGGCCGTTAAACGACGTACCGCCATAGGCGTAAGGACGCCGTGCTGCGTGCCGCCTTTTTTGAGAGTAAAGGAGGGGTCGCCAGGGGTAAAGTTTTGGATTGAATGGTTATCCCCGCATTTGCCGAGACGGGAAAGGAGGTTCATACCGTCGAGGGGAACAACGGGCATAGCGACGTGCGGGGATTGGTCGCCGGTGTCGCATTTGACCGTCGGAAAAACCTCGGTCGAGGGATCGGAACCGGCCCGACGCATTAGGTTGCCAGGTTGGAATGCGATTGGCTGCG